TTAGTGGCTTCTATCCCCCAAACCTTCAACTACGACTTCTCTACCGCATAAGCCGTGCAAACCTAAAGGTTTTACAACACGCTGCACAAATGCATCCTTCTTTATGTTGATGATTACAACACTAGTAAAGGCGAAAGGGTATTTTCTTGGTTCTAGCCTCTTGAGGAAAGCCTCAACATCATTCTCACTAACTCTTTTATTCATGGTATTTAATTATTTTGTCAAAACAACTTCATCGTCGCAACAAAAAAGTAAGGGTTACATTCGATAAAAGCTGTTGCCTGTGTCCCCCAAAAATGCTCTCGGCATTGTAACTGCCTGGCAATTTAAAGTTGCTAGACGGTTGCCTCATTGAAGTCAAACAGTGACCTTTGGGCTGAAGTTCGCACAGACTTACTTCTTGTTTCATGGGTTAATTATTTCACGGTGCAAAGTTAAACGTTTTTCGTATATATTCCAAATAAAAATCGAAGATATTGTAAATATTTTTTAAATCGCTATTCATAAGAAGGTTTTCAACACCCGTACTTAATGAATTGTTCTTTTTATTACATACAAAACGCGTTATATACTTTATATCAACGCAAAACATAACTTTTTTAAAGTAATGTTACTTGTAATAAAACACAGATTATCAGCAAAAAAGCACGCAACAATTAACAAAAAAGTTCTTAATAAAAACAAAAATAATAACTGTTCTTTTTATAACCTATCTCGTGTTATTTAACTGAATTAAACCCCTACTCAATGGACCATTACGCCCTAAAAAAATCGTGCTTATTACAACATCGTTGTACGGGAATAATGCCTCTTTGGAGTATTAGAAATAGAAGAAACTAGATTTAATATTGAAACATAGGGTTAGACAAGAGTCGAAATATTGCAGATAGTTTTTAATGTGTCCGCATTATTTATAGATATTGTTAAACTAGATAATATTTCTTTATAAAACACCCTCCCACTAACCAACCCTTCTAGCGAAAATTAACGCCCCAAAGCATGCTTTTTGCCCATTTTTTGACCTTAGACACTAAATTTTTGAACCACTTTTGAGCGCAAAAACGGCTTTTTGCATCATTTTGCCCTTCTATTTTCTCGCCAACGCTCGATTTTGCTCCGCTCTGAAAACAATTTTTAGCCGTAAAAACACTACTTTTTAGGTGGTTTTAGCCACAAAAAACAGGTTTTTGGTACTACTTTTGCCAATGTAAAACGCTCAAAACTATTCAAAAAGCTATGTTTTGAGCTGCGTTTTGCACCATTTAGCCTTGCATTTTGTAGGAGTTAGCACTGCGTTTTGCATGAGTTAGCACTGCGTTTTGTAGGAGTTAGCACTGCATTTTGCTGCATTTAGCCATGCTATTTGCAACAAATAGCCTCTTTTCTCACATAAAACACCGTTTATTTTATCAAAAATTCGTTTTATTAGCATTTACCAGCTAACCATATTTTCCATCCTAACAAACCTCCGCGAGAATCGATTATTTGCGAGCGAGTGGACAGTTGATGAAAAAAAAACGCGCTCACAATGTTAAATTTCACACCAAATATTTTACAACACAGAGAACATATAGCCATGTTAACCCAAAACAAAACTTGAAGAACAAAAGTGCTTACACGCAATACGACACAAGCAACACCCATTCAGCGCGCGAAAATGAGCAACACAGCAATTTGCCTCTCGTACATACAAATAAGAAAGAGCCTTGTATAATCCGCAAAACGAAGCGTTACTGAATTTGGAAACGAAGCGTATGCAAAAATAAAACGAAGCGTACCACGAAAACGCTTTTGAGTGATACAAAGAAACGGCATTCGGACACCATTAGAATGGTATTCGGATGCCGTTTTATCATGTTTCCACGTGTAGGGCACTATACGTTCAGATCGAACTTCACGCCTTCGTCACCATCGAGCAGGGCGTGGGTGCGGCCGATGTTGTTCTCGTAGACGTGGACGTTGCCAAGGAAGAGGCTGATGGACTTCAGTGGTAAGTCTATCTGGCGCGACATCAGGTAGAGGTGGTAGATGTCAGAGGGCAGGCCGAGGTTGGCATCGGAGCTGCGCTGGTAGGCGGATATTACCAGCTGCCCATCGTCAATTTGGAACTGCACGAGGCTCAGACAGGGTGCTTGGTTGCTCTCGGCGTCGGTTGAGCCCAGGAAGAGGACGTAGTTCTTGCTGGTTCGCTTCTCGCGGTTGATGCGCGCGATGAGAGCGGGCAGTTTCTCGAAATATGTCGGATAGCTGTTCACAAGGATGCTTCCGCAATAGTCCCACCACGTTATGCCGGCTTCGCGATATTTCGCCACATCGCGCTCGCCTTGCATGAACAGGTCGAGTTCGTTGCGCAGCTTACGCCGTGCGATGCTGTGGCTTTCGAATATGTCCAGCAGGTCGGCCGGGGTGAGTGTCAACTGCTGGTTGAGCAAATATGTGATGTTGCCCTTCTTGTTTGTCTGGTTGTGGCCGTCAGACAATATCTTATCCAGCAGGCTGTAGTATTTGTTCATCGTTTTCATTTTTCCTATATAACATGATGTCTGTGTAATTGCTGTTGTAGTTCATCGTGGTGTTCACTTCCACGCGGTGCGCGCATTCGAACGGGTTACGGTTGATGCGACTCCGCCCTATCCATTCGCACAGCTCGATTATCTGCGACTTGTTCGAAGTGAAGTACACGTAGTCGTGGCCTTGCAGAACGGTGAGAACATCAAGGTAATCGGACAACTTCCAAGTCATAGTGTACGTGCCGACCTCGGTGGAGAGGTAGGGCGGGTCAACGAGGAAGAGGACATTGGACTTGTCCTTAAATTCGTTGAAGAGAGTCTTGTAGTCCTTATGCACGATTATCAGGCCGTCTAAATAGCCATCTGCACAATAGTCGTTTCGCCGTACGGTGTTATAGAACGTTTGCTTAACGAGTTCGTCCATATTGTTGGCGTATTTCATCGAGAAAAGGAGCGACGGCGATAGCGTGATGTAGTCGACAAAACCTTTCTGTTCTTCTTCTGCGATGATTTCCAATATCCGGTCGTGGAACGGCTGTTGTATCACCTTACCACGCGGCAAGCTGTCGGTGACTTCACGAATGCGGGCCAGCAGCGCATTGGTGTGCGGTATGGCGGCAATGCGGCGTTGGTAGTTGTCGAAATCGTTATAAACGACCGTGGCGTTGGGATTCTCACGCTTGGCCACATGAGACAACAGGCCCGATCCACCGAACAGGTCGACGATGGTTACATTGTCGGGGTAACTTTTTAAAATCTGCCTAAATGCCTTGATAAATTTTCTCTTTTGCCCCATGAAAGGAAGTGGGGCTTGTGAATAAATTGTGTGTGTCATTGTTGTTATCCTAATTTTTATTATTATCTTTGTGCTGCCAATCACTTATTAACGCATAACCGCGGATGCGTGGACGAGGATATACCCCCGACCACACGCATCCGCGGTTTGTTATAAGTGATTGGCGTTACTTTAACAATGGTCGGGGGATTTTTGTACCCCAACCAGGGCAGAACTAAGTCTGCTGATTCTCGTATTCTTCTATCTACTATTCTACCTTTTGGACACTGACGGAATAGACGAATATAGGCGCGGTGTCATCGCTAATCTTTGACAGCTCGATCTTAAGAGTGTCATCCGTCATGTCAGTATCATACAATATATAATCCGTGTACCAACCTTGGTGTACCAGCCTTTCAGAATAGGCGGCGTCATTAATCAGCACGCCCATTAACGAGGTATCATTGTCGTACGCCTCGATTGCCGGCGTAGATGTAACATATCCACTATTTTGAACATCGGTGTTACCCTCGAACCTCTTTGTTGCGATTGGCAAAAATCGTTGTGCTACAATTCTAATAGCCACACGCCTTGTCCCTTTGGGTATTGCAATGCTCTTTGTGGCGTTATCCCCCTTAGAGCCGAGTCTAACGTGGCTTGTGTCAGCCTTGTACAAACCTAGCGCATTGGGCGCGGTCTCAATAGAAGCCCCACTCAAAGTCCAGCCATCAGCCATCAGTACATTATCATTTAATTCCGTACCATATTGTCTCTGTTCGTATGACTTGGCGATAATCTTTAGACTTCCATCATAGTCCTTGAATATAGGCTTTGACAGGTTGAATGCACCCTCGCACACAACAATGAAGCGTATCTTGTCGTACAGTTGAATGTCTGCGTTCTTTCGGCCTAGCTCTACAATAATATTATTGTCTTCGTACTCAAAACCTACGCTTTCCCACTTACTTCTTACTTCTCCATCATACAATGTGCTTGCGCTGCGTACCCTTGCAACGTAAACTCCTGTCGGCCTAATGTCACATCCCACAACGAATGTTCCGCTCGTTACACCTATCGTATCAGTAATGACCTCAACAACGGCTTTCTTAAAACAGGTCACACTTCCACCCGTAACAACTTGGTCAACTTCATATGATTTCGTACCATTGTCTGTTCCTCCATCGACTACATAACGTGCATCATCCAAATTGTCAATCTGCCCCGAAGTCTTAGACGTCCTAGTGCCACTCGATGCTGCGCGGAAGTTCAATAGACGCTGGTAGTTGTTGTCATAGCACAACTCATTGATGTCTTTGTCAGCAGACTTTGGACGAACTAGGAATATCTTAATGGACTTCATGATATGCAGCGAATTGAATGCCTCGATATGCTTGAAAAAGCACGCTTGGTTGCGATAGCCTTGGTGCACGCCGCTGTCAAAGCCCTTATAAGTTGCTCCCACATTTGGAATTTCTCGGCGTAATTCCGAATGTATAAGGCCGTTATTCTTGGCAAACTGCTCATAGGTCTTATCAATATCTTTCAAATTAATTTTACCTACGGCCGTCCCATTCTCACCACCCAATATCATCTTGGCATTAATGCTGTCGCATATTTCCTTTGCCGCCTTTAAATGTGGTAACGCATCCTTTCCATACTTCGTCCCGTTCGCTTCGTTGTTCCACCATACATAAGATGGACGTAATGTGTCTACTACACCAAGGAGCATACCCATATTGACTGACAACGTGCTGCCGCTTAGGGCATGGTTTGAGACAGGAATATCGACAATGTCATTAACTTTCTCACACCATGAGTGCCCACGCATGCTACATGAATGGTCCGTAAGGGAAGAACCGTATATTATTACAAAATCGGTATTCGCATAGCTGGTAACATTCCCTTCTCCGTTAAGTATCTCATCCAACTTCGATAGCCTTATCTGATATTCAAATGAGAACCGCGAAGAGTGTATAGATGTAGCAACCCACCTATTGAACTGGTCTATACAGTAGCCTTTTGCCTCATAAAGAGTCGTGATTAAGTATGCATTCTCGGATAGCTTGATATCCTGTACCATCACCACACTACCATTTCTTAGGGTAAAATCACAAACAGCGTAATTAGTGTTTGCCTTTAATGTCGCCGTGTATTCAATTTTATCATTAACACCAAAACGGCAATCATAAACCTTTATCTCCTTGTCCTCATTAACAATATTGGCAATCTCATCGCGGAAGATGAGTTTTGTAATGCGCACGTCTACATTGAAGGGTTTCTGGTCACCAGCCGACAATATTTGTAGTCTTCTGTTAAAAGCACCCCCAAGATAATCGTACCCAAACAGCCTAGTTTTTATATTGCCCTTGAATACGTTCTCCTCAACATAACGCTTTATTGCGTTGCTTTCCTGCGACGTCCTTTCATTTACATATGTTTTCGCCTCTTCAAACGCATTCTTAGCTGTTTTGTCCGCATAGCTTTTGGCGTTATACGTGACAATCTCCTTGTATTCTAAATCATATGCTCCTCCATATGAATCTTGTTCTGTCCATCGGCCAAAGATGTCTATTCCGAACATTGGAAAACTATAGTTTGTTCCTATTAGAAAAACCGTATCTCCACTCGTATTAACGGCCTCCTGATTCTGCACCATCAAGACATTACCCTTGCGAAATGGCAGGTTGCACTCAATGTAATTCTTACCTTTTTCAAGTGTCAATGAATGGGAATTTACAGCCGCAGTATTACCTCTTGAGTATTCGAATACATCTACTTTCTTGTCTTCAGGGAACACACTATTCGTACCGAATATAATCTTAGTCACGGTGGCGTCGTTTTCAAAATTGAAATTCTTCGGAGCAAGCTTGTATATTCTAAACGAAGATCCTGTGCTAATGTTTAGATTGCCGCAGACAAGTTTTCTCTCTCTAGTTTCATTGATGATTTCATTACCAATAGGCCGCCAACACTCTTCTGATGTTGTCCATTTGTCGCACTGATTGTAATACCTTACGTATAGATTCGTTATAGAATCTATAAAGCCAATTACTAGACCTCCCTTTTGAAAACTACTTGGTACAGCCCCAATAGCATCTTGTAATGTGTATGTTTTTCCACCATTGTTACTACTTACATTGTATTCCATCAACAGCCCTGTCACCGCTTGTTGTGACATCACTTTAGCTGCACTGTCACCAGCTTCCTGAACTACATTGGGCGTCATTCTAGTGAAGAGCTCACCCATCAGCAGCCACCCAGGCTTCTGATAAGCATAGATTTTCCCATTGTCTGGACTATCAGGGTGCGTACCATCATAGACGCTTACTAGTTGTCCAAAACGCAGAGCCTTGCCGTTAGTGCCAATCGGAGCTGTGTCTGCCTCCATATCTGGCTTAGAACGATAAACCTTCTTAATACCCAAACTATCTGCCGACTGTTCCAATGAGGCAATGTATGCTAGGGTGTCCTCGTGCAGCTTGCCAACTTCCTCAGGTGTAATGCTATTCACCTGATTCTTCTCACTGAGTTTCTTCGCTCTACTAAGCAGATCATATACTGTATCCATTGTCGTTTATCTGAATTATAATAAGTTCCTGTTTAACAGGTGTTATACACTCCTATGTTTTATCCTTTCTCATCCAAGCACTGTTATTTGGACTCTTTTCATTTGCCACACCTATTCCAGTATTTCAAATGTTAGGGAGACAGGACATTCTATGGGAGAGTCCAGGACATCAGATGCACCTGAAAGTTCTCTCAGATCTCTAAGAGAACATTTCCCGTCGTAAAACTCTAAGGCGCATAGGTGTGAGCCATCGTCTCCACCAGTTCCAAAAGTTCCACTCCATTTTCTGTTTAAAATAGAACCAACTTGGGGGTCCACTTCAAAAAGGATTCCCTTTCCGGGCATGGCATCCCATTCACCCTTCATGCTGCTTACCTTGACCTTTATGCGTGTGGAATCGCCCTGTTTCTGGTATTGCACCTTCCCAGTGTATCCATTGAAGAATGTAACAGGAATGTTTTTCCAAGTGTCTACGCCGGCCAGGCCAAGGTTTCTCCGTAAAAGCTCGGTCAACGTCGGGAGCTCGAGAACGTTGTAGGCAACCTTAGCACCATCCTTACTTGTACTTATGTATGCCTGTACTGATTTTCTGCATGGTCTTGTCTGTCCATCCTCAAATTCTCGCTCCTCGTTCTCGGTTTCCTTAATGCAAACATATAAGGGGTCAGACCATGTTTTAACGGTTACCGTTGATTCGGGGAAATCTATTATTTCACCCACAACGACAATTGAGCCTGCGTACACTTTTGCCGTCGTCGTCAACTTCTCCTGATCTACGGATAATGGTTTCATATCCAAATGTTGAAGCAAGAATGCGGAGGATTTCCCGCTTATGGCATTTAGGAACTGCCGATTGAAGCCAGCGTCATTGTCTTGCAATAGCTTGATATCGTCTAGGAATATGGGTTGTCCACCCTCATTGAAAAGAAGTCTATTCATATTCGTATATGTTTATATGATAACGGCGGCCAGCCGGTTTATATAGTTCGACAACGCGTATGATCTCCGCGAGGTGTCGCCCCTTGTGGCGGTCTTCTTCTGGATTTAACGAAGTGGCAAGGAAACTAGGGATATACACCGTGAAGTTCGGTTTACTAGGAACCTCGCCGTCCATCCACAGCGTCATGCGTGGGTTTAAGTAAGTCGGTAACTTTCCCTCTGCATGGAAATACAGGCATGGATGCCGGTCGTCGGATTCGGATTCGATGTATATCTGTCTGTTTCGCAAGAAGAATCGGCGGTTAAGCGCGCGTTCGATGTTTTGCACGCTGGCCGTGATGTCGAGCCTGTCGGCCACTTTCTTGCGATAATCCGTGAAGAGGCGGTGCAGATAGGCCAGGGGGATGATGAGGATGCGGAGCAAGGCCACCAGCACTCGGCTGCGCAATATGGGCGGCAGCAGCTGCACGGCCCATCGGTTGAAGTCTACGTCATACCACATATCTTATAGAGTTTTGAAGTCCAACAGCAACGAAACTGCCACCCACTGCCGTATAGTTATTTCCAACCACGGGTCGGTAATCTGTGTCGGCGGCCGTTTTGTAAAGACATTCGGCCAATGTCACGTCGACAACGCCCTCCACGGCTTGGATGGCATCAACAAGACGCGTTTTGTTGAACGTTCCGCCATAAGTGATACCGCGCAGGTAGACATTTATTGCATCCTCGACGGGTTTCGCCCCTTCGCCGTTCCTTGTTCCGTTCGCACTAAGGATAAGTGGGTCCACCTGCACCGTAGCCCTCACCTGAATGCTGTCGGCGGGAAGCGAACGAACGTTGAGCACCACACCCGCAATCTTAACGCGGTTCATATAGTGTTTGAACGCCGTTAGAACATCGGCCGAAAGCGGTTCGGGCAGCCCATTTTTATCGGCCGAGGCCAATACCTGTATGCTAGTCCCGCGGTCACGCACGGCCACGTAACGCACCAGCCGTTTCTTCTCGTCGATGGTGGGGTAACGCCATTGCGAGGTGCCCTCGTCAAAAACTAGTGCATCACCATATTGGAACTGCCGAGCCACCTTATAGTACCACGGCACGCTGGCCACAACGGCGCGGCTTATCTTGTCGTCCACATCCAGTCGGTGGCGGTCGAACAGGGCTTCCATCACGTGGCAGCATGCCGCCACGATGAAGAAAAGGATGCTCTCCAGGCTCACCGCCGAGAAACTGCCCTCGAAGGCGTCGCCCTCCGCCAGTCCGTATATCTCGCGCAGCGTGGCGTTGGCCATGAATGCATCGGTCATCGTGCGCTTTATTTCTGCTATCGTGCGTGCCATTGAGTTAGGTTTAGTTGAATGTGTCGTTGAACGTCTCATTGAATATGCGCGCCCTCGTTCCGCCATCACCGCGCAGCGTGGCCGGGGCGATGTCGTGCGCCTGGCAATAGCGGCGCATGGGACGGTTGTACTCGCCGTCGTGCAGGCGCAGGTGCATACCCACAGGGGGAGTTTGGCTCACAGCCATGCCATTGTCCATAGCCAGCCGCACCACCGCCTCCAATGCGCCGTATTCCTGTACGGCGATGTCAGCCAATGTCTGGCCGTCCCTTACCGTCGTTTCCATAACTTGCGTGCGAAAAGAACTACGAGCGATGCAAATGCCACCCATCCCACGATGTCCATTACCGTACCTAGGGCTGACCAAACGGATTTCGAGTCCATTACCTTTTCCTTCACACGTGTGCTAACACCCTTGTCGTGAGTCTTGTCGCGTGTGGCCGTGGCCGAATTGTCGGCATGGGTGTCGCGTGTGTGCTCGCTAGTGCGGTATCTCTCGGTGGCGAGCACCCTGCCCGAACTGTCCTTCACCAGCACCACGCTGTCGCGGATGGTCACGCTGTCGCGCGTGGCGGTGACGTAGCGCAGCACAACGCTGTCGCGCACAACGAGCGAGTCGCGCTGGCGAACGTCCACCTCGCTGTTTCGGGTTATCGTCCGCGTCGTGCGGCACGAGGCCAGCAGCATGATTAATGCAAGTATATATAATAGGTGTCTCATTGCTCTCAGGGTTAAATGTCCTTATACTCTTTCTTTGCATCGAAACAGGGGCAGGCCTTGATGAACTCAAAGGGTTCTATGATGCCGTTGCGGTTAAGGTCTGGCGAAAAGTCGCGATGCCCCTGTATCGTGGCCGTGGGGTACTTCTTGTGCAGCATACCCAATAGTTTCAGCAGCGAGGCCTTTTGCTCGGGAGTGCGATTGTCCACGGCTTTGCCTTCTGTGTCAATGCCACCGATATAGGCCACGTTAACCAACACGCTGTTGTAACCTCGCACGCCATTGCTCACCCCTTCTTCATCGAGCAGTTGCGTTATCGTTCCGTCAGCGCCCACCACGTAGTGATAGCCAGGGTTCTTCCACCCTCTGCGCTGGAACTCCAACAGCAACTCCTTAACCGTTGCAAGTTGCGAGCTTGCCGTGCAATGTACGGCGATGTACCTTATCGTTCTCATTTTCTGTTTTGATGTAATGTGTCCAACGCCTCTGCCACGTCTTCGGGCTTCACGTTAAGCTTGCTGGCTATCTCTCCGGCCAAGGCCTTCTTCAATATATTGAGGAAGGGCATGTGGGGGAAACAGATGAGCATCGATGCCGACATGCTCCACATCTCAACCAGGATGATGCCGATGCAAATAATACTTGTAGTCAGTCCTCCACTTAGACCAGTTAGTTTGTCTATTAGTATAAAGACAAAGACGGCCGTACCGTATACGGCGAGTTTGGCGAATGTGTCACGCGCCAGTTCGCTCAGCGCGAAGCGTTTTTGGAGAAGGCTCGCCGCGATGCCCCACACGGCATCAAGAACGATGGCCATGACGGTGAAGCCCACCATTTTCTCGTAGCCGATGATGAAGTTCATCACCACGAGGCCGACGAACATCAGCCAGCCCCACGCCGTGGAGAGCACTTCAAGAAGTTTGTTTAAAAAGTGTTCTATCATTGTTATTTAATTTAATATGTTGCGTCGATCTCGATGCCTTTCGGCGTAATGCGTATGCTGTTCACACGCTGTCGGTCCATCTCCAACTGCTCGCGTATGAGTGTGCGCCAGTATAGTGGGTCGTGGTCCATCAGCATGTCGGCGATGCCGCAGCCCACCGAGGGGCGTTCTTTTAGTTCACCCTTGTTCAATGCCAGTATGAGTGCCTGGTTCTGCCGCAGCGTGTCGCCCACTTGTAGCCCCGAAGTTATCTTGCCTTGTTCGTCGCGCCGCACGCGTATGGCGGGGGCGAAGTCCGTCAGCTGTATGCCGTTCATTGCCTAATGCTTTATTTTCGTATCTTCGTAATCTCCCCGTTTAAACTGCTGCGCAGTCTTGAGGGGCGGGCCAGTCGGCCCGTGAAAGCCCTGGTGTGTGTGACTATTGAACGCCTGTACCAGTTCGTTAATCTTTTGCGTTAGTTGCTCGACGTTTACCAGCCCGCCCAGCTTGCCGCCGTTTATCGTTATGCTCTCCGCGTGGTCGATGGCCAAGACAACGAGCTGTGTCAAGTCGCCCGACAGGCTGCCCACAATCACCGCCGTGCCCGCCTTGGGCGTTATCAGCATCTGCGCGTCTGTTGCAGCCTCGGAGGCGCGTAGTCGCACGTCTGGTACGGCGATGCCGCCAATTTCCACTTCGCATGTCGGACCACTAACCTTACGCACGATACCCTGCATCAGTGTGAGTTGGGCCTTGCCGGCTGCGTTGCGCACCAGTTGCGCCAGTTCCTTGTAGTTGTCCATATTGCGTTTAGCTTAACCTGAATCCAAGTTCTATCTTGCGCACCCCACCGTTATCGGAGAACTCCGTGGTGACGGCTCGCACGTAGTACGTGCCGTCCTTATGCGGATAGTCGGCATCGTGCAGCGTGGCCGTATCGCCCGGCACGCATTGCGGCACGAGCCAAGTGGTAATGCTGCCGTCGTAACCGTCGAAGCTTCGGCGGCGCACTTCGGCCTCGCCGCGCGCCTGCATTGATGCGGTGTCCGAAGCGTGGCATTTCACCTCCACCTTCTCGCCACCAGTGCTGCCCACTTCCACTTCCTTCACTTTGCCGTCGGGCATCAAGGCCTTGACAACCACGCGCACCTTCTTGTCTTCGGCGCGCCGATAGGTGAGGTCGGCTTCTTCTACGTTGAGGGCGAAGTCGTATCGGCGTTCCGTGCCCGTCACCTCGCCTGGTGGATGCACGTGCAGCGTGTTGTCTTGGATGTAGATGTCCGCGCCGCACTCTTCCTGCACCTTCTTCAACACATCGTAGCCCGTGGCGTCGTGGATGACGAACTTGGCGTAGGTCCATGTGTAGGTACAATTGACCTCGTAGTCCTTGCCCACACCCTTTATTATATGGGCTAGCAGCTCGGAGAGCGACACTTGTTTCAGGACCTCATTGGGGATGTCTTTCCTGAACGTGAACAAGTCGTCCTCACAGAACAGCTTGATGTCGCCCCCGTCAGTGGCGATGCGTTGCAGCCATCCGCTGAACTCTTCCACCAGCCCCGTTTCCCTATATCCGAACTTCACCGTCACGCGGTCGCCGCGCCTTATGCGGCTTTCCACGTCGAGAGCCGCGTTGAGTTGCGCACCAGGCAAGGTTATCTCGCACGTGTCGGCCAAGAGTTCCACGCTCTTGTGCACGCTAACCGTGGCGAGCATGCCGAGCTTGTAATTGCCGATGGTGATGTCGTAGTCCATTGTGTACATATTTTAAAGGTGAAAGGGTGAAAAAGTGAAAGGGTGAAAAGATGGCTCGCGCCCGCAAGGCTATCTACGCCCCCCCCCCCCCCCCCGGGGGGGGGGGGGGGGGGGGACACCCAGAACCGGCAGGCTCCGGGGCTGAAGACCCCGGAACCTCTCAAGTTTTGGTGGCGGTTTCACCGGCGGACGCACTCACTCGTCGTCTGTCGGTGGGGCCGCCTCCGCACATCACCGATACACAACCACAGAGCACACAGCATTACCGAAAAATAGAAAATCCGAAGGAGGATTCCATGACAACGCCTCATGCGCCACGCCGCAGAATGAAGGCTGTCGGTGCG